GCGGCGTTGAAACGAACGACGCGGGGGAGGTTGTCGCATACCATATCAGCAAACACCACCCCTTGTCCTATGATATGACTGAAACGGGCTGGACACGGGTTGAAGCATGGGGCGAAAAGACAGGGCGGCGGAACGTGATTCACATAATGAACCGGGAACGGATAGGACAGCGGCGCGGCGTGCCGTTCCTTGCCCCGGTCATTGAAGCGTTAAAGCAGTTAGGCCGCTATACAGAGGCGGAACTTGTCGCCGCCGTGGTTTCCGGCCTGTTTGCTATCTTCATCGAAAAGGAATCAGCGTCCAGCGACGAGAGTTTCGGCGAAGTCGTGTCGCCGGAAGATCAGGCGGACGCGGACGACGAAAATTCGATTGAACTTGCCCCCGGCCTGATTATGGACTTAAACGAAGGCGAAAAGGCCCACGACGTAAACCCCGGCAGACCGAACACAGCCTTTGACGGGTTCGTGGTTGCGATATGCCGACAGATCGGCGCGGCCCTTGAAATTCCTTACGAACTGCTGGTAAAGAATTTCAACGCGTCGTACAGCGCGTCGCGGGGTGCGCTTTTGGAAGCATGGAAAATGTTCAAAATGTATCGGACATGGCTTGCGAATGACTTTTGCCAGCCGATTTATGAAGAATGGTTCGCGGAAGCCGTCGCAAAGGGAAGAATCCCCGCGCCCGGCTTTTTTAGTGACCCGATCAGGCGGAAAGCGTTCACGGGGGCAGAGTGGAACGGACCCGCGCAGGGGCTTTTGAATCCTGTTCAGGAAGTCACAGCGGCGGAAAAGCGAGTGCAAAACGGCTTTTCTACCCGTGGACGTGAAGCAATGGAAATGAACGGGTCCGATTACGACCGCAACATTGCACAGCTAAAACGTGAAGAAAAAGCATTAAGGGAGGTCAAACAGGATGGCACAGGAACAGAAAAACCCGAACACCCCGGCACAGAGCAAGGGGAGCAATAAGCGATTTTGGGATTTCCGGGCCGCGGCGAACGAAAACGCCGCCCCGGAATTGATTTTATACGGCGATATTGCTTCCGAAACATGGTGGGGCGACGAAGTAACGCCCCGACAGTTTACGGAAGAATTGAACGCGCTGGGGAACGTCCCTGAAATCGTCGTAAGAATCAACAGCGGCGGCGGGGACGTATTCGCCGCAAATGCCATTTATACCCGGCTGAAAGACAATGCGGCGAAAATCACGGTCAAGATTGACGGCTGGGCCGCGTCCGCGGCGACTATCGTTGCAATGGCGGGCGACGTGATCGAGATTCCGGGAAACGGCGTGTTCATGGTGCATGACCCGTCAATCGGCCTTTTGGGTTACTTCAACGAAACTGACCTTGTGAAAGTTTCGGAAGAACTGAAAGTGATTAAGCAAAGCATTGTGAACGGCTATGCCCTGAAAACTGGCAAGGCCGCGGAGGAAATCGCCGCGATCATGGCGGCGGAAACATGGTTTGACGGGAAACAGGCGGTTGACGCTGGCTTTTGTGATCGGCTTATGTTTGAGGAAGCCGACACGACCGTTGAAAACGCCGCAAAGGTCATTGTAAACAGTGTTTCGATGAACCTTGAACAATTCCCGAATATGCCCGTTTCGTTGTTAAACCGCCTTGCGGCCCACACGCCGGGCGGTTTTTCAAATACAAAATCAAAAACAGAACCGAAAAGGAGCGATCAGAACATGGACGGAATCAAGGACATAAAGACGGTTGCCGACCTGAAAGCGGCTTTTCCTGACCTGACAAAGCAGATCGAGGAAGCGGCAACCGCCGCAGAGCGCACGCGGATTCAGGATATTGAGGAAGTAGCACTTCCCGGCTTTGACGCTATCGTGAACGAAGCGAAGTTCACAAAGCCGACCGCGGCGGGCGACGTTGCGAAAGCGATTATCGCCGAACAGCGCAAGCAGGGCGGCAAGTACATTCAGGACCGCGACGACGACGCAAAGAACAGCAAAGCGGGCGACGTTGGAGCGGGAGCAGGAATCGAGGGAGCGGCGGACAAGGACGACGACAAAGAGGTTGACGCGGTTCTTGACAAGCTTTTCCCCGTGGCGAAATAAGGAGGAAAACACCATGTATGAAATCCAGAAAGACCAGACAAGCCCCGTGAATTTCTTTGCGGGCGACTTCCCCATTGTAACGGAAGCCGGGGACGTGAAGAGCGGCGCGACCGTTCGGAAATACGCCCCCGTTGCATTGACCGCCGACGGAATCGTTGAAGCGGAAGCCCCGTCCGGTTCGGGCGATACTGCAAAGCCCGGAAACCTTGACAAGCTTTGCGGCATTGCCGCAGACGACAGCACCGACGGCGGCGTTGTCTACTACTTGACGGGCGAATTTTTCGCCGACGCGCTGACTTTGCCGAGCGGCGTAACCGTCGAAGCCCTGAAACCCGCTTTCCGCAAGCTGGGAATCTTTTTGAAGTGATAGGAGGAAAAGAAAATGGCTATTGAAAACAGCATTTACACCCCGCGCACGCTGAAAAAGATTGTGGAGCGTATGCCGCCCGTGCATACCTTTTTCCGCGACACCTTTTTCAAAACCCGCGAAACATTCAACACAAAAAGCGTTGACGTGGATTTCAGAAAGGGAAACCGCGCCCTTGCCCCGTTCGTCCACCCGAAAATTGGCGGCAGAACTGTTCTGAACAGCGGGTATCAGACAAAGACATATACCGCGCCCATGCTTGCGCCGAACAAGGTAACGACCGCAGACGATCTGCTGGAGCGGGCCGCGGGCGAAAATCCTTACAGCGAAAGGAAGCCCGCAGAACGGGCCATTGAAAAGCTGGCAAGGGACTTCCGCGAACTGGAAGAAATGAACGTGCGCCGGGAAGAGTGGATGGCGGCGACAGCACTTTTCACGGGGCAGATTCCCATTATCGGCGAGGGGCTGAACGAAGTGATCGACTTTGATTTCAGCAATACCGAAACCGTCGTGACCGCCGCGCTGAAATGGTCCGCCGACACTTCCGACCCGCTGGCGGATATTGAGCGGTGGCACGAAACCGTGCAGAAAAACGGTTTCATTAACTGTAACGTCTGCATTATGGCGAAAGACGTTGCAAACGCATTCATTAAGCACCCGAAAGTCAAAGACGTTTTGGACGTGCGGGCGTATGATCTGGCAGTTATCAAGCCCCGCCAGCTTCCGAACGGCGTAACCTATATCGGGACTATTCACAAGCTGGGCCTTGATATTTACCAGTATAACGAATGGTTCCTTGATAACTGGACGAACCCGGCGGCCCCGGAGGACAAGCCGCTGGTTCCCGACGGTGCGCTTGCCTTGCTTTCGACCGAAGCGGACTATTCTATTTACTACGGCGCAATTACCATGATTCCCGAAGAGGGCAAGGGCTTTGTTACCGTCGAGGGCGACAGAGTACCGCAGACATGGGTGGAGCGTCGGCCCGACCGCCGTTTCCTGCAACTGAACAGCCGCCCGTTGACCGTGCCGCATGAAGTCAATAGCTGGTTCGTTGCAAAGGGCCTTGTATGAACTTCAAGGCGCAAGTCGCGCGGGATTTAACGGCGGTATTCCATAACAGCACCGAACACGCCGACATATTAGAATTTTGGATTTCCGGGACCCGCTACAAAGGCCCGGTTATTCTGGACGACGGTGGCGCACAGGACAGGAAAAAGCCGTCTACGGACCATGTAGACGGCTTAGTTCTTGTCGATCTTGTCATGTATGTTCCTCTTTCCCTACTGAAACGAACCCCGAAAAAAGGTGAACCCGTGGAGATCGGCGACGACCTTTACACGATTACAAAGGTTCACCCGGAAGCCGGGGAAATCGTGCTTTACTTGGAGGGGTTGACGGAAGAATGATTGAGATTACGAACGAACAGATCGAACGGGTCAATCTGCTTTTGGGCGACTTACACGGTGCGCCGAATCGGGTTCTTTTCAATGTGATAAACCGTGCGCTGGGTACGGTGCGTTCGCAGTCGGGAAAAGAAATCCGGCAGACGTACAACATCAAGCAAGGGGACATTACCGCGAATCAAAACATGAAAATGAAGCGGGCGACCGCGGGCGACTTGGTGGGTTCAATCGAGTTCGCCGGGACGGTCATTCCGCTAAAACGGTTTAAGGTTTCCCCGTCGGCCCCGGCGCAAAAGACCGTTTCTGTTTCGGTGCTGAAAGCGGAGGGCGGGAAGCGGCTGGAACACGCTTTCGTCGCAGATTTAGGAAAATACGGTGTGGGCGTATTTGAGCGAATGACGCGGCGGCGCGATTCCTCCGAGCAGCTTTTCGGGCCGTCCCCCGCGCACATGATGGCAAATGAAAACGTGCTTGACAAAGTGGAAGAAGCGGCACAAGACACCATCGACAAGCGCGTTGAGCATGAAATAACCCGCATTCTGAACGGGTACGGGAGGTAGTATGACACCTTTAGACCTACTGGACGCAATGAAAGCGTTCGTTGAAAAGGAAACGAAAGACCTATTTTTGCCTGTTCGGGTAGACAGGAAGAGTGGCGAACATAAGGAACGCCCGCCGGAAGTCTATACAATGCGGTTGCCTGACAAAGAAGCGGAAACAAAGCGGATTCCCTATGTTCTTTTGCAGTATATCAAAAGCAACGACACGCAGGAATCGGGAGAACGCCCCGAATGCGTTTGCATGGTGCGAATTGTTGCCGCGACGTATTCAGAGGACGCGGAAGAGGGCGCACGGTGCGTTCTGAATCTGCTGACCCGGATTAAAATTGCTTTCATGCGCGACGGCATGATTGCAGATCGGTATACTTTGCGACCACCCCTTGAAACGATTGTTTACCCGGACAGTACCCGCCCTTATTATTTGGGCGAAATGATGACTAATTGGAGTATGCCAATTATAGAAAGCGAGGTCAATTTTATATGGCAGGAATAGAGTTCAAACCCGGCATGAAGAAAGACGAGTTGCTGGAAATTGCCGCATTGAACGGCATTGAAGCTGACGACAGCATGACAAAAACACAGATCATGGACGCGCTGAAAGCGGCGGGAGCGGCACAAACCGCAGAACAGCCCGAAAACGGCCCGCAGAGCGGCGCAGACGGCGGCGAAACGTCCGGGCAGGGTAACGACACCAACAGCGGAGAAAACGCCGTACAGAGCGGCACAGAGGGCCAGCAGGACGCGCCCGGCGGCGGGATTGGAAACAGCGAAAACGGCGACGGAGAAGAAGCACCCGCAGAAAGCCCGCAGGGGGCCGCAGAGGGCGGCGACGGGTCCGTGGAGGATAACAACACTACCCCGCCGGAAAAGCCCGCAGAGGGCAAGCAGGAAGCCCAGCAGGGGTATAACCTGTTTGTTTACGCCGGGCCGTCGCTTCCCCGCGGACGGCTGAAAGAAAATACCGTATTCCGCGGAGCGTTTGAGGACGTGAAGAATTATCTTTCGGACGCGCTGGAGGATTACCCGCAGATCGAAAAGCTGATTGTTCCGGCGGACAAGTTGGCGGCGTTTTCGGTCAAGGTAAAAACCCCCGGAAATATCGCACACAAGTATTACAGCGACATTGTTTCGGCAATGCGCGGCAATAAGGAGGTTTAATCATGCCTAATTATTATCATGGCGTATCGACAAGACAGGTTGACACGTCGCTTTCGACCCCTGTTACGGCTGATTGCGGCGTTGCCTTTGTGGTGGGCGCGGCCCCGGTTCATACCGTCGGCGGCCCCGTCAATGAGCCTGTCATGGTTCAGAACTACGCGGAAGCGGTTTCCGCTATGGGGTATAGCGACGATTGGGAGAAATACCCGATTTGTGAAATGATCTATTCGCAGTTCAAGCTTTACAGCGTTTCCCCCGTTGTGTTCGTCAATATCCTTGACCCGACAAAGCACAAAAAGGCGGTGGAGGAAAAGAACTATCCCATTAACGACGGCAAGGTTCTTTTGCCCCTTGAAGCCCTGAAAGACAGCGTGCGGGTTACTACCTACACGGTGGGGAAAGATTATGACCTGTTCTATGAGGGCGAAAACCTGATTCTTGAAGTGCTGGAGGGCGGGACGATTCCCGAAAACACGGGGGAACTGACAATTTCGTTCGACGCGGTGAACCCCTCCGCGATCACGGAAAATGAGATCATCGGCGGCTTTGACACGAACACGAAGAAGAGTTCGGGCCTTGAACTGTACGATTCCATTTTCCCGAAATATGGGATTGTCGCCGATTTGGTGCTTTGCCCCGGCTGGTCCCATAAATCCACGGTTGCGGCGGTTATGGTTGCAAAGGCCGCGTCGATCAACGGCGTGTTCGAGGGGAAAGCCCTGATTGACGTTGACACGACGGAAGCGACCCACTATGCAGACGTTCCCGCGTGGAAGAAAGCGCAGAATATCAACAACAAAGGGCAGATTCTTTGCTGGCCTTTGGTGAAGCTTGGGAACCGTGTTTTTCACCTTTCCGTGCAGATGGCGGGGCGCATGGGGCAGACCGATTCGGACAACGGCGGCTGTCCGGCAGAAAGCCCGTCGAACAAGCTTTTGCAGATCGACAGCGCGGTTCTGGCTGACGGCACGGAAATTCTGCTTGACCCGCAGAATGCAAACTACCTGAACAGCAACGGCATTGTTACCGCGCTGAACTTCATCGGCGGTTATGTGCTTTGGGGCAACGAAACCGCCTGTTATCCGGCTGATACCGACGTGAAGAATTATTTCACGTGCGTTTCCCGTATGTTCGGCTGGGTTGCAAATTCCCTGATTCTGACCTATTGGAGCAAGGTTGACAAGAAAATGACCCGTCGGCTGATCGACAGCATTGTTGATTCGGTCAATATTTGGCTGAACGGCCTTGTCAATGAAGAGAAGCTGCTGGGTGGGCGCGTCGAGTTCAGAGAGGACGAAAACAGCACGGT